ACCACCAGAACCACCAGAACCACCAGAACCAACATCATCAGAACTTTGTTTATTTTTATCTTCAATTGCTGCTGGGTCTTTAGCTGTTTTAACATCAATAACCTCACCTTCTGGTTCAATAACACCGACACCACCTTCAATGTTTCTAATTGATTGATACAAAGAATTAAGAGTAGCGGCTCTAGAAGATTTTTGACCTTTCATTCTCATAAGTTTAACCAAGGCACCAGCGGCAACCAAACCAATACCTATTGGACCCAAAGCAGCTCCTAAACCTTTTGCAACTGCATAACCAGCACCAACTTTGATACCAGCTTTCATAACTAATTTAGGTACCATTTGTACAATTGAATTAACAACCAAACTCTTTAAACCACCTCCAGTTTGAGTAACCAATAAGTCACCAACTTGTTTTCCTGTTCCAGCTAAATTACCTTGAAACATTTGACCCAAATTATCACCATAAGCATTTGGATTTTGAGCAATTGCTTCTAAAGCTTGTTTAGCACCTTGTGGGTTTTTAAATATACCACCATCAGCACTCAAAGCATCAATACCAGCTTGCAAATCACCACCACCCAATTGTTTAACACCATCTAAGAAATCTTGTGGTGATGAGTTTGGGTTTAAATTTAATCCGTTTAATCTATTCATTATTTGTGTCATACCTTCACCAGGTTTGATTGACCCAAACACATCTGATTTCTTTTCAACTAGTTCCTTTACATACTCAATTGAAGGATTTTGTGTTATCTCTTCAAATAAACTTCTAAACCAATCGGTATTAACAAGCCAAGAAAAACCACCTAAAGCTGAACCAATACCAGCTAATGTTAGTGGTAATTTATTAGACTTAAGAGTATCCATTCTAGTGCTAGCAAAATCTTTGCTATCTTCTCCTCTTTTAGCTTTTAATTGTTGTCTTACATCACCAGCATCCAAGGGGTCTTGTTCATTTAAACCAAATTTTTCATCTATTCCACACATCTGTTCATCAGTCAATTCATATTCTTCGTTCATAAAACCCTCTCCAGAAATTCTATCAGCAAGTTCATTTACTGTTGAATACACAGCCGCCAAATCAACATCCAAAAATTTCTTAACATATTCTCTTAAATCGTTTATAACACCATTAGCAACGTCAACAGGAAGATACCCTTCTTCGTTTGGGTTTTTACTTGCAGACGAAACCAATGAATCATATACTGCGGCAATGCTCATCACAGTAGATAAAAATTTTTGAGGGTCTTCGTTATTAGGGAATTCTGGATTTTCTTCTCTAATAGTAGCATCCAATTGTTTAATAACTTCATTACCTTGTTTGTCAATAATTTGTTGTATTTTTCTAGCAGCCTCTTGGTCAACTTTTCCTTTACCAAATATTTGACCACCAGCTTTGTAACGACCTAATTTGGACAAACCGTATTTAATGGTATCCATTAAACCTTCGTTTAAATTACCCTCAGACTCAATTTTATTTATATTATCTAGTGTTTCTTTAAATATTTGATTAACAATAACAAGATGTTGTTGCTCATTTAAAATTATTTTCTTTGTCATGTTTTTTTTCTTTATAAATATCAACATAAAACAAAAAAACCCCTAATAAATAGAGGTTTTATTTTGTTTTTGTTTATTATTAGATGTTATCAAATGAAGCACCAGTATTCATTATAACAAACTCAATTTGAATGAATTCAAGACTTCTTGTTGGTTTTAAGAAGATTTGACCAGTTAATTGATTTCTGTCTATATCTTCTGGGTCGTTTGATAGAACAACACGGAAGTCAGTCAAACCTCTTTCACTTCTAATGTTATCCAATATTGGGTTAACAAGTGACAAGAATTGGTTTCTTACAACCGAATCATTTTGTTCAAATAGAAGTCTGATAGAAACAGCAGAGATAAGTTTTCTAGCTTGCAACAACAACCTTCTAACGTTGATTCTGTTAAGAGCAGTTTCTTTAACTTGAAGAGTTTTGTTACCCCAAATCTTGATACCATCAGAAGTAAAGGTAGCAATTGGGTTAATTCTATTTTCATAAAGATTATCTCTATCAGACTGTGTAAGTTTTTTACGAGCTTGAATAGCGTCAACATCACCTCTTTGGATACCAGCAACTGCAAACCATGGGAATGCGATGTTATCAGTCAAAGCAATATTTCTAACCACATCTCTAGTAGGTGGAACCCACATCAACACATTATTTTCAGAATCAATGATTTGAACCCATGGCCAATACGTACAAGAATAATTGCTATCATACATACCATCCATCTCATCAACAACATCCTCAACAGTCAATATAGAACCATTGTAATAATCTGGGGTTGTTAAAACATATAATGAGTCAGCTCTTTCAGTTTCAATCATTTCAATTGATTCCTCAATTAAATTAGTATTATCAAAAGCATCAATGCCTGGAGTAGCAAAAACATTTATATTTACAGCCTCTGGATTTCTAAATGTCCATATGGCTTCTAAGTAAGCGTAGTAATCTGAATTGATACCCAAGTCACCGTTTGAAAGTGTTCTGTTTTGAAACGCACCACTAGTTAAACCAGCAGCACCATATGTACCATTTATAGTAAATCTATCAGTGTTGCTTCTTCTTGTTCTATAAACGTCCCATCCATCAAAACCACCGTAAGGAACCATTGTAAACTTACGTGCGTAAATTTTTTCATATGGGCCTCCATTTAACCCAGCTTCAGTTCTAAACTCAGCAGCACCAACATCAAACAAGAACACAGGACTATAAGTACCACCACTTGAGTTTATGACAACAAAAACGTTGTCAATTGTAACACCAGTAGCATCAATATCCATATGGAACCCATTTGTTAGACCAGTCCAAATGTCTGGGTTGTTAGTAGTTGGAACACCTTTATAATCAAAGAAGTCAGCATCAATACCTACAGTTTCTGATAAACCTAAATAATATTTACGTTTATTTTCAAACACACCATAAGCTGTTTTATACATTATGTCTGGGTTAATAACAGTAGAATTACTATTTGATTGGTAATTACGAATTGGAAACCCAATAAAACCAGCTGGGAATGCGTCACTAGTATCTGAAGTATCATCAACTTCAACAAGAATGTAAGAAGACCTAGATATGTATTCGCCATCCAAGCTACCTATTCTTCTAGCAATATAATTTGCTGAAGTCGGGTCCATTGTACAACGACTAAATGACTCAAGAATAACAGGAGCAGCGTCAGTATCATAAAAACCTCTAACCCTTACATCAAATTCTTTTGTATCTGGTTTTATATTTGTTATAGATATCTTAAATTGTTCATTTGCAGCATTACCGTCAGAAATAGTCCATAATCTAAATAATCTTAATACTTTATTACCACGCAATTCTGATACAACATAAGGAGTTACAGCTGGACTATACTCACGTAAATAATCGGAAAAAGTATTGCTATAATTTGTTACTGTTTGTTTTATACCTCTAATTTTACCATCAGCGTTAAGTGTTCTGAACATATTTGGGAAAAATTCCTCAACATAAAGAGCAGTATTACCATCTTGAGCTGTTCTACCTAAAACTCTTGGTAAATAATTTGTTTGTGTTCTATCTAAAGATACTTGGTAATTAAACAAACCTTGTGTGGTAGATTTACCACTTAAAGAAAATACACCAAGTGGGTTTGTAGTTGAAGAAGAATAAGCTGGGTTAAATATAACACCAGTAGCTCCAGTTACTTCAAATGATGGAAGTTGATTTGATACATTTATAGAAGCTCTAGAACGCAACAAAGCCACCAATTGATTCTCTACATCTGAATAAGCACTACCAGAATAGTAAACAGTTACACCAGTAGTTGTACCAGTAACTGAAGTTGTCATACCAGCACCAGTATAACTAGTAGCATTAACATAAATATTAAATGATGCACCACTAAACGTAGAACCTACTTTATTATAAACAGGTCCGATATTAGCAGTAGTACCTGTACCAGCAGTACCTAAAAAAGCCAAATTAGGAGTTAAAAGTCCTTGGTTTATTAATGTCTGTACAAATGGGTCAGAAGATACCAAACTAGTAACAGTACCAGCTGAAGTTGCTGAGAATCTAATAAAAGGTGAATAAGATGTACCGCTATTAGTTATACCTGAAGTAGCTGGGTTCAAAGCACCATCCAGAGTGATACCCCAAGCCAAACCAGCATCATAACCAGAAAAACCTAATACTCTAGTAACAAATAGTTGGTTTGATTGTGATAGATATGATTTAGCAATATAAGGTAATTCATATTGTGGAAAGCCATTGTCTTTCACTTTGGTAGCGTTTAAACCTCCAAAGAAAGATTGAAATTCACCATAATTACTTATGAAAATTGGTTGGAAAGCTGGTCCGATTGTTGTCTCACCAACCAAACCTAAAGTTGTTACACCTACTTGACGTGTAATGAAGGTTAGGTCTCTTTCTGAGGTATAAACACCTGGACTAACGAATACTTGTGTTGCCATATTTTTTTCTTTTTAATATTAACTTTATATTTTTGTTTTTAATAAATATTATGTTTTATTCAAAAAGAATCCCACATTAAAAGATATATTTCTTTTAGTATGATTTTTTTCATACTTTTATCATACTTATTAAAATATAAGCATGAATAGAGACAAAAATATTAAAATAACCACAAAAACACACGAACTTTTAAAAAAGTATTGTGAAGCTAATGGTTTAAAAATGTTTTCATTTGTTGAGAAGCTAATCAAAGAAAAATGTTTACCTAAAAAAGATTTATATGGTGAAGATTAATTAGTCAACAATTCAATAATTCTATCATTAGCTTGTTGTTGTGTCCAATTACCAATATTATCATATTCAGTTCCTTCCCATAATGTTAAAAATCTAACTTGACCTTGGATTACAGATTCATTAACTGAATCCAAAGGGTATACTTGTGCAATAATTGTTTTGTCTTTTGGACTGTCATTAATAAAATCTAATTGAAATTTATTTGTTTTAACAGCTTGAATTACTGTTATGTTTGTTGGTGTTGTTATCATTTTTTTATTTTTTATTATAAATATTATGCTGTTGTCATTAATTTGAAATCTGTTCCACCTATATTAACAATAATATAACCATCATTGGTATAAGGTGCACCAGCTGTTATTTTGGTTGTGTTAGGTGCTGTTACAATATGTCTTCTTGTAGCGTCAGAATTGGTTAAATGGAATGTATTATTATATTCCATTGCTCCAGCTTCAGGTGTTGTTAAATTTGTACCAGAATTTATTTTAATAGGTGCCGTATTAGTTGCCGTAGACCCAGCGCCTATATGCAATTGTGCAGTTCCAACTGAACCTAGATTAATTGAGACTTTACCATTTTCATTAGCACACAATACAGGTGTTCCTCCGTTATTTCTAAGTTGGAAAAAACCTAATCCAGACGTACTTGAATTTCCGTTAATTTGAAAGATTGCACCTGTATTAGGAGATGTATTTGTTAAAGTTCCAAAAAACTGAGTACCAGTAGTTCCTACTTGTAATTTTCCAGTAGAATTAGAACTTATAATTATACTATTGGCATCTTGAGTTTCAATTCTTGCATTATTATCGCTCCCAATCCCAATAAGCACACCATCAGACCCAGCAGTTCCACTGGAATTATTTGAAATTTGCATCCCAACAAATGTGTTTGGCGCATTTTTCATTATACTAAAATCGTAATTAGGTGCAATACCTCCAATACCTAATCTACTATTTGCGTCATTCCAAAATAGATTTGAACTTCCAGTTAAATATCCATTTGTTGATGCAAACGGTATTTGACCTGATGTTAATGCAGTTGAACCTGATACTTGCGCTAGAATATTTCTTGTGGTTGATGATGGAGTAAAAAATAACTGAACACCATTATACTCAATAGCACCAGCTTCAGGTGTTGTTAGGTTAACCCCAGTTGTTAATTTTATTGGTGCACCAGTATTAGCAACATTTGTTCCAGCTCCTAAATGTAATTTTGCTGTTGGTGATGTTGTTCCAATACCTAAGTTGCCAGAACTATTCAAGGTCATTATTTGGGTTGTGGATTGATACCATTTAAAGCCTGTGCCTATCGTAGGCGCACTCTGAAACCACATAGAATAACTAGCATCGACGCCTATTCCAAACGGATATGTTGGATTGTTAAAGACAAGGCACATTCCATTAGCATAGGTACTACCCCCTGAATTAGGACTTCCAAAAGCGTAAGGAGGTACAAGAACTGGACCACCTGTAACGCTTAATTTAGCTGCATTTGAAGCTCCAGAACCATCACCAATGATTACTGTACCTTTATATGTTGGCAAAGACCCTGGCACATCAAATGGTTGAATAAACAGTCTTCCATAATCAGTTCCAGTTGTTGCTGCTTGGATGTTAATATCACCGCTAGTATCGCTTCTTTTACCAATTAATAAAGCTGTTTTTCCACCACTATTCAAACCTGTGCCGCTTGAGATATTTACGTCCCATCCTGCCCAATTTGATAATGTTGTTCCGCTAACAACAGATGTTCCTCCAATTTGCAATGTGGAAGTTGGTGTGCTAGTTTTTAGACCTAAATTGTTGTTTGAATTATCCCAAACTAGATTACTTGATTCGCCATATACACCTGAATTGTTGTATGGCACTCGTCCGCTTGTGCCTGATGTTATAGTTGTACTATTAACAATAATACCACTAGTAGAACCAGTATTAAATCCACTCACACTAAATGTTCCACCAGTATTATTTGTAAATAATGCAGTTCCATTAGAATAAGTACCACCAGTCACCCTAATATCAATTGGTAAATTCTGATATGTTGTTGCTGATATTGTATTTGCTGTAAGTCCATTTGTAAAAATAGTACTACCAGTTACAGTACCACCAGAAAAACCAGTGCTTAACCCACTTACACTAAATGTTCCACCAGTATTATTTGTAAATAATGCAGTTCCATTAGAATAAGTACCACCAGTTACTCTGATATCAGTTGGTAGATTTTGATATGTTGTTGCTGATATTGTTGTTGCACTTAAACCATTTGTGAAGTTAGTGGAACCAGATACAGTTCCACCAGTAAATGAAGAATTAGAAGATGATGACGAAAATCCACTAACGCTGAATGTACCTCCTGTATTGTTTGTAAATATTGCGGTACCATTAGAATAAGTTCCACCTGTTACCCTAACATCTGTTGGTAAATTCTGATAAGTGGTTGCGGATATTGTTGTAGCTGTTAAACCACTTACCGTGTTAAACAATACGTTAAATGTACCTCCAGTATTATTAGTAAATGTAAATTGATTTGCATTATTATAAGTTGCTCCTGTAACAAATATATCAGAACCAGAACCAG